TGGTATTCAATAGAAAAAGGAGGTCTCGCAGATGAAAGTAGGATTTAATTGCAGTAGTTTCGATCTGCTACATGCAGGTCATGTAACTATGTTAAAGATGGAGAAGGAATTGTGCGACTATCTCGTAGTTGCACTACAGATTGACCCGACCGTCGATCGTCCTGGAATTAAAAATAAACCAGTACAAAGTGCATACGAACGATTTGTTCAGCTTCAAGCATGTAAGTATGTTGATGAAATTTTAATTTACGAAACAGAGTTTGATTTATTACAGCTATTACAAACGCAGACAATTCATATTAGATTTTTAAGTGAAGAATACCTAAATAGAGATTTTACAGGTAAGCAGTATTGTATGGACAACGGAATTGAATTACATTATCATAAACGTGGTCATAAGTATTCTTCCAGCGAGTTAAGATCAAGAACTGCTAAATTAGAAAACGCTAAAGATTCCGACAATTCTAAGGCATTGCCGCAGTATTCTCCAGAACTGATAAAATCAAGAGATTAATAATGATTACATTAATTGGCCACGGCTATATTGGCAACCAGATTAAAAAAGAATTAGAACATCAAAATATTCATCACGAATGGATCACTCATGCTCAGTCAGTACCGACTGGCACAACCGTAATTATCAATGCTGCTGGTTATACAGGTTCTCCGAATGTTGATGCTTGTGAACAATACAAACAAGAAACTATCGACGGCAATGTAGTATTTCCGTTGCAGTTAGAATCAGCAAATCCTTCTACTCCCATTGTACATATTACTAGTGGGTGTGTATATACTGGGTATAAGCCGGGTGGGTGGACTGAGGAAGATGCTCCTAATTTTGATTTTAACAACGGATCTTTTTATAGTGGATCAAAAGCATTGTTCCAAACTTTAATGGCACCTTATCTTGATAAATCATATCTGCTAAGAATCCGCATGCCATTTGGTGACACGCATGAATCTAAGAACATTTTTACAAAACTATCAAACTACCAAAAACTAATCGACTATGAAAATTCATTTAGTTATGTAGTTGATGTAGCCAAGGTAGCGGTATATTTTGCATTAAACAAACCAGCTGGTGGAATTTATAATGTTTGTAATCCGGGATCTGTTACTACTAAACAGGTTGCGGATCAACTTAAATTAGATAAACAATGGTTCACTAGAGATGAATTTAGAGCTGCAACTATTGCTCCAAGGTCTAATTGTGTAATGAATGTTGATAAATTAATTTCAGTATTTCCGATACAAGATATCGGTGATGCATTAGATACCGCTATTAGTAAACTACGTTAAATTTATAATTTTAATTCTTCGGTAACCCAGTTCGATATCCATTGAGCTCCATCAATGCCAAAGTGAAATCCTTTGTCTATAACAAGATCTAAAAATTTTTCAGTACCTAATAATTTTTCCACACACGGTATATTTTCTAATCCCGGCACTTCTCTATACAGTTTTCTGTGAAAAAATACTAAATCGGATAAAGATCTTGCTCTGTGAGAAAATGCTCTATATTCAGGATCAAAATGATTTTGATCTTCATGCATGGCCATAAGATTTTTTAGTAATTGATATTTTTCTGCAGTCGAAGGGCTAGAGAAGTTTTCTCTGGTTTGTCTTTTTCCGCTGACCCCATTAAACGGCCAAATGCCTTTGATGCTCATCGGCAATACCCAATAATTATCTGAAATTTGTAACAAGTCTTGTTTAAGATTTAATTTAAATCCTGGATCATAAAACGTCATTCTTGTCGGCTCAGTGAGTTGTGTTATAACTAAATCTGATTTTAATTGTTCAGATACTTGATCAATCATGTTTAACGAAAATAATACACTGGTTGCTTGTTTTCCAAAATTATAAACTTTTAAATCTGGTTTAGCCAATGACAGTTGGTAGGGCCACGATTCTCTAGGTTCAGAATCAGTAAAAACACCACCTGTAAAACTACAACCGAAACAAGATATAACTTTTGACATTATTTGATATAGGGCAAGAACTGTTTGTAAACAAGACCTTGTCGACTTTCTTGATCAGTCCAATGACACGCAGCAAGATCATTAATCCACTGGTTTCTGTCAATCAGCCTCGGATAGTTGATATCTCCAATATTGTAATTGGCAACATCCCAACATACACTACTGCTGTCATCGACCCATAACGGAACACCTTCTAAGATTGATGCAACTCCGCTACTGCTGTTAAACACAAATGCTGCCTTGGCTCGTCTAAGGTCATGCTCTATTGGAACCTTGGTACTGTCGCTGATTGTCACTCCGGGCCGTAACAGTGGTGTTAGATCTGCTATTTTTCCTGGATGCGGTCTAAGCACAATTGGAAGATTAGATACTTTTCTCACTGCTTCTATTTTTTGCCTTGTCCATTCTACAGGACTTTGACCTTTCATGCTCCACCCGCCGTCTCGTTGCACTAAGAATAAAATATACTCGCCGTCTCGTTTCCAGTCTTTTATGTTAAGGCCAATATCGTTGGATAAAATATTCCAACGAGCAGAGTTAGAATTTTTATTAGCATACTCGCTGGAATCGTAATCAACACCGTTAATACTATATCTTAGATATTTGCTGTCGAGATCTTTGAATTTAAAACAGTTAGCGTCAATGGCCATGATATGATTGTTCTGTCGACGTTGATGTTCGACTATCTTAGCACGTAGTTTAATATTTTCTGTTGTTTGAATTGGACTTGGCCAGCCAAGAATTACCGCTAATTTTGCAGGTTGTATCACATATGTAGTTTCAATATGCACACGAGCACCTTGAGATTTCGCACCATCGGCAAATGCAGTGAGGGTATCTACCTTTCTACCGGGTGTTTGCTTATGCAAGGAACTTAGATAAACAACAACGTCAAACATCGGAATCCTTATTTAGGTTGCCACAGTGTTACATCATCGTCGTTTAAGATTCTCCAAGCAGTGCCGTCCCTCATTTCTGCTTCCGAGAACTGACAGTATGACAGATGAGCAGCCCAGGCTTCAACTTCTTCTACTGTTGGGATTTTTGGATTTTCGATCTGTGAAAGATCTGATAAACTAACAGCATGTGCGGCATTAGGTCCGAGAGTAAACGCTGGCTTACCTAACAATACTGCCTCAGTGGCAGCAATGCTATTGAATGTCACTAAACAATGAACATCCTTGGACAGAGCCATTTCCATAGTATCGGTAGCTGTTCTTTCTCGACGGCTAACCTTATTTCTAACAACGATCGGACGATCACTATACATTTTAATTGTTGCAATTGTTTCCTGCATCCATGTTTCGAGATCAAGACCAAACGCACTCATAGCCTTAGCACTTGGAGGACATAATAAAATATTGCTGCCTTTTCTAAACTTGCTTCGATGCCATCCAGTTGCTTCTAATCGATCAAACGGCCTTTCAATAACAGGGCCGATGTTCTGCATAGCATTCTTAGTGATTCTATGGAAGAATTTTTTACGAACATTACCAAAATATCCGGTATCAATGTAATAATAATCTCTACCGTTTTCTTCACAGGCCCGCATGTGTTTGGCTTTAGTGATTCCTCTGAATACCACCGGAGTCATTGAATTTTCAATTTTATCGTAGTTTGTGATTGTGCCGCCACAGCCAAGAATAAAAGATTCCATGTACGGATCCCAACCTATACCTTTACCGTCATTAGGATCACGGCCGCCGTCAACGGCTACTGCTGCATTATTGTCTAACATTTTAATATCCTTGATTACATTGCTCACGGTGGTGTTATAAATTTTTCCGGATGGATCAACTCGATACTTTAATATCTTTTTAAATACAGTTTCAATATCTTTTGGAATGTGGTCAAATGGACCAGGTGCTGGCGCCTTCTTCAATGATTCTACCATTGCAGCATGTTCGACGGCCCATTGATAGCCGTATTCACAGTGTTTGTAATTATCAAACCACGGCCCTCCTTCTGTATAATGAATAGCCTTGGCACAGCCATCTTGAGGTTCGTGATACCAGTTTACTAGCCAATTGTATTGATAAGACAACTCTCCGATTTCGTTGTCAGCTAACCACATAAATCTGTGAAAATATTGTCCAAGATTCACTTCGTTATTAATTATCTGGGGAGTTAGTTCAGCGTTGGCTGGATGACCGCAGTTCCATAAAATCATCGAACTCCAGTTTTTTCTCGGATACGGCATTTGTTTACAGCCATCCATTTTGTCGCCTTCCTGTGGAGTATAATCGTGTTTTACACACATAACTGCATATTGATCGTCAGCCGCATTGAATATTTCTGTAACATCACATTGAAATAGAAAGTCACAATCAACAAAAATTGCCCATCCTTTATATCCTGTTAGATAAGGTACAAGAAATCGGGTAAATGTAAATTCTGTGGAACTCAACGCATCTGGTTGTCTGGTATAAATTCCTGCTTCTCTTAATTCGGATTGCTTGAGAGGGATAACTTCAACCCCAACGCTTCTAGCCTTGATACTAAATTCACAAACTCGATAAGCGATATCTTCTCGTGGATCGTATCCAACAAACACTTTCATAAATTTCCTTGTATCATTGTTAATGCAGCACCGGTTCGTAATTCATCATTATGGAATTGACCATAGGCCAAATGGCAGGCCCAACTATATAATTTATCTTGATCTGGGTAGTACGGATTTTCAATTTGACTCAAATCAGTAGCAGCCACCGGCTTGGCAGCGTTACAGAGTGCTAATACAAACACGGGATAGCCATACATAACCGCCTCTGTGGCAGCATTGGAGTTAAAAGTTACCAATGCAAACACATCATCATCGAGGGCCTGTTTTAGAGTATTACCAACTGTGCGATCAATACGCTTAGGAGCACGTTCGCGTATTTCTATAGGTCTGTCTGTGTATTTTTTAATTGTTTCGATGGTATCGTTGGTCCATTGTTCTAGGTCTATTCCGTAGAACTTGCAGGGCTTTTCATCAGGTTTAGCTATTAAAATCTTTCTTCCTGATTTTTTCCAAGGTTCGATAGTTTTATTAAATTGTTTCCATCGGTCGTCTGGTCTAGATATAATTTCATTGTGTTGCAGATTATTTTTTACAATGCGATGCCAATATTTCCACCCGTTGGGATTTTTTGGTGTAACTTCGTTGCCAAAATAACCAGTATCCATATAATAGAAATCACGGCCTTCTTCCCAGCAGCGTTTCATTATTTTGTGTTTCAATATGCCACGTAACACAATAGGTTGATTCGAATCTTCATAGACAAAATCGTCTGTGGATGTTATTTTTCCTCTGCAGGATCTTGCTAATTTTTCTATGTATTCGTCTGTGCCATCTTTACTTAGGAAAACCCAATCTTTCATTTTCTTTCTATGTCCTCTTCCACACAGGAGTTACCGTATTGTATTTCAATCACTCGTAGTGGCTGGTCAGTTTCATTGCATAACTTGTGCCATTCGGTGCGGTTTATATGAATGTGCTGGTGTTGGGTGTATTCTCCTAGCAGATCTACATCCGTGCTTTGATCTATAGTGTAGACTGTGGCTGTGCCTTCTGCTACGAACCAATGTTCTGCTCGGTCTTGATGTCGTTGCATGCTGAGACATGTTTTGGGATTGACTGTGAGTTCTTTAAGTTTGACATGATCACTAACTTCATGTAACACTCGATAATATCCCCAGGAACGTTCAGTTTTAGGAGCCTTCCATTCTTGTAAAATCCAACTACTAGAATTTTTCTTATCTTCGCCGCCAACTCCAAATACAAAATCTAAATGAAGCATTTCTTCAAGTAGATCCATCTCTGGAATATTTTCTTTGGTTCTGTCGCCGCCGTTGGCAAAGATGATTTGAGCATATGGATTAAGTGCCCTAACTTTCTTAATGGCATCTTTGGCACTATTGTCACTGTCATTAAAATTGATAACTCGAACAACATTATTAAGTTCTGCAATGATAGTTGCACGTTCTTCCCAGGACATAAATTCTTGCCCTTTCTTTCGACGTAGCCATTCGTCGGAATTTAAGCCTATAATTAACGAATCGCCAAGTTCTCTAGCTGCTTTGATATAGGCAATATGCCCGGAATGTAGGGGATCAAATCCACCAGTAATTAAAACAATCTTTTTCATGCAGATATTTATCTGCGTATATTATGAAACTATTCAAAGAGTGGCATCTTCTAATCCAGCAGTACGCAGTTTAACAATATTACTTAACTGCCATTGTTTGATATCAAGTGCTTTGATTATACCTAACCATTTATTACGTAATAGAGCAAAGTCATTGATGATCTTTTCAAAGTCTACAACGTCAGCTTCGCCTTCTACAAACTTTTCACAGTCTCTAGAGCTTAACTGACGTTGATAGTTTTCAAGATATTTGCGAAAGTGTTGACTACGTAGTCGACGTAATTCGATGTTGAGATATTCTAAAATACCTTCAATTTCTTGAAGTTGGTTGAATCGATTTTCAACAATGCCAGGCATTTGCGCAGAGGCCCTTTCAATGTTTCCCGTTACACGAACATCTTGTTTTGCTTGAATTAATTCAGCTTCATAATAGGCCACAGCATCTGGGATATTACTAATATCCTTTGAAACTCGATCATACCAATTCATTTATTCCTCTTCATCGTAGCTGTCTGCGTCATTTTCGATCTCTTCGCCATCGATAGCATACGCAATAGCTTCGTCGAGATAAGGATCTACTCCCTGAAGACTATCTAATACACTTTCTTTGATCCCGTAGTCTAACAAGGTGTTTACAAAATCGCTGGCTACATCTGCTCTTTGTTTTTCCGGTATATGTCCAATCACCACATGCCAAAGGTCAGCAATTAAATCTTCTTTCATTGAGCTTCCTCCAAGTCTGGTTCAACTGTAGTAGTTATCTCAGAAGTGGAAATTTCACCGTGTTTGGAAATGTCTTCCATGGCAATGTCTAGACCGTCTTTCTCATTGCGTTCCCAAGCCTTGCGGAACTGCTTGATAATCTCACCGTCTTTGGTAGTGTATACAAGGCTGTTACCTTCTTTCTTGAGCATGCCTTTGGCTTCGAACAAGTCGACTAATCCACTATATGGACTCATACCTGTTTCATAAGGAATCTCAACCTGTACACTTTCAAACGGTTT